ATGAACAGGCCGAGAGATTGAATATGTTAAAAACCAAAAGTAACCGATTACCTATATGACTGGATATGAAGCCTTCTGTTTATACTCTTCTCTCAAACTGCATTTTACACAAGAATCGTATGACTATTTCAAGTATCTTGGTAAATCAAGAACTAGTATAGATGCATTTGAGAATAAGAAAGATAAATGGTTTTATTACAAACTGAGTCGGAGATTCACTAATGATGAACAGGCTAGAGATTTTCTTGTTGCTAATTTTTTGCATGATCGTGATGTTTGGATTGGAAATCTACTAAGAGAAGATTCTGACGTACACTATCGTGCCAGACAGAAAGTGATACAGTCGTTGTCGTATACGTTCACAAATGAGATTGCTTCGTTAATGAAGCATAAGAACCCAAATGACTCATTAATGATGCGAGATAATAGTCCATATCCTTTATTGCTGTCTATGTTATTATACGGTGAAGTGTCGATTGAGACTGTATGCATTCTAAATTCAATACTGAGGTTTTTACCAATGTGGGACAAAAAAATTACGGATACAATTCACTATCCATCGGTAAGTTTGAAGATAAAGAAGTACACACCGTTTATACAATTTGAACCAACAAAATATAAACTGATATTGAAGAAAGAACTACATGAAAATACAGAAACTTTACCTTGACATGGATGGTGTTCTGTCCGACTTTCACAAACGATATGAAGAATTGTGGAAGATTGAACCTAGTTCCAGTCGTGAACGAGGTGAAAAACGTGATTTCAAATGGGATGGATTTGTAGACGGTAATAATTTTGAGACCCTTGATTGGTATCCAGGTGGTAAAGAACTATTGAAGTATGTTCTATCACTTGATATACCAATTGAGATTCTATCATCATCTGGTGGTAGAGATCATCATGAAGCAGTAAAGAAGCAAAAGAAAATATGGTTGGAAAAACAGAACATTAATTTTCCAGCCAATATTGTACCCGGTCGTGCATTGAAGGCAGACTATGCAAAACCTGATATTATTCTTATTGATGATACGCAAGATGTCATTGATGATTTTAATATGGCAGGCGGCATCGGCATACTTCATACTGACACGGCAAAAACAATAAAAATTGTGCAATCAATCCTTGACGATACATATATAAAAGTATATAATGAATCATGTGAACAAGATGCACATACAACAAACACTTAACTATACGAGGTAATATATGTCCGACTTTTCCGCACTCAAACGCAATCGCAATTCATTTGATAAATTGACCAAAGCGATTGAATCAACAACACAAACCACAGAATCAGGTTCAAAAGAAGACGACCGTTTCTGGCAACCCGAAGCAGACAAAGCAGGTAATGGCATGGCAGTGATTCGTTTTCTGCCAGCACCAGCAGCAGATGGCGATGATGCTCTTCCATGGGTTCGTGTATTCAATCATGGCTTTCAAGGACCAGGTGGCTGGTATATTGAAAATTCTTTGACTACTCTCAATCAAAAAGATCCAGTATCAGAATACAACTCTGTTCTGTGGAATTCTGGCATTGAAGCAAACAAAGAAATCGCACGTAAACAGAAACGCCGTTTGACTTACATTTCAAATGTTCTAATTGTTTCTGATCCTAAACATCCAGAAAATGAAGGTCAAATCAAACTGTACAAATACGGTAAAAAAATCTTTGATAAAATCTCCGAAGCAATGAATCCGGAGTTTGAAGATGAGACGCCGTTGAATCCTTTTGATTTCTGGGAAGGCGCCAATTTCAAAATCAAGATTCGTCAAGTTGAAGGTTATCGTAACTATGACAAGTCTGAGTTTGATAAACAATCAGCAGTTCTTGATGGTGATGATGCCAAACTTGAATCGTTGTGGAAGAAAGAACACTCACTCAAAGAGTTCCTTGATACTAAACACTTCAAGTCTTATGATACATTGAAAGCTCGTTTGGATAAAGTTCTTGGTCTGGATGGTGTTGCACCAATAAAGACTAAAGCGGAAGATATCACACCTGCTATGACAACAATGTCGCCAGATTTAGATGACGAACTAGACTATTTCAAGTCTTTAGCAGAAGATTAAACTCTGCGAATGCCACCTTCGGGTGGCATTTTTTTATGCTGGTACTTCTCTTCTCAATTGAGTAGTTTCGACCAATGTATTATTGGTGACACTTGCGTTTATCACTGTAGGATTTTTTGGTTTGGATTGATTACGTTGTTCTACCGCAAGTTCTGTCGATGACTTACCAACATTCAATCCCTGACCCTTTTGTTCACCTGTAGCAGGATCGATTGTGGCACCAGTCTTAGATGTTACAACATCATCATCTGGTGTTGGTGGAGCACCTGCAGCAGTAACGTGCCAATCTTCACCTTTCACATTACGAATCAATCCAAATTTTTCTAGCCAACCAGTAGGTTTATCTCTAGTTCCAGCAAGAGCATTTAGACCATAAGGTTCTTTACTATCGATGTCAATACCTAAACCTTTAATATGAACACTACCCGTACCAGAACCTAATGGTGCCATAGGTTGTGCTACTTTACCACTTGGTCTACCATTGTTCTTTGCTAGGTCAGCATCATATAATTGTTTTTGTTTTTCATTCGAACGATAACCAGAAGTGATTAACAGCATCTTACCAGTTTCTTGTTTGAATGCTGCGGCCATCGTTTCAACACGACTTTGAAAACCAGGATTAAAGTTAGAAGTGTCTACGCCCGCATCTGCTTTTTTTGTCAGTGTGTCTAAATTACCTTTTGGCACTTCCGTCTGTGCAAAAACAGGAGTTGTACCACCGCCAGACCCTGCTGGAGTTGCAGCAATTTGTGTTGGTTGTTCTATTGGTGAAAAAACTGATTTACTTGATCTATACTTTCTATATTTTGATGGTGGTGCGGATGGAAGTACGATTGGTTCGACTTTCTTCCCACTTCTTTTCTGCTCATCCCTTTTCGCAATGAGTTCTTTTAGTGTATCTCTTTTCCAAGTGAGTTCTTCAATGTCATCATCAAGAGCGTCTAATTGTTCCACAACACCAGCATATGGATCAATAGGTTTTTCTTTCTGTCCTGGTTTTGTTGCCGATGGTTCAATTCCTAGAACATTCTTATCTAATGAACGACCTATACCTTTTAGTTTGCCTGCAATCCAATTACCAACACCGCCCAAAAACTCACCGATTCTTCTTGTCACGGGTGATATGAAATCACCGATAACATTCAGTGCTTTTGCTGCATCTTCTTTAGTAATTAATCCAAACGTTAAAAACTCAATTAGTTTAGATGTTTCTTCTACAAATATTGCACCCCAATCCGTTGAATCAAAGAAATCATTGAATGCTGTTTTCAACGATTCGATGCCCATTGATATGATGCCTTCAACACCACCAAGACTTCCAATGATGCCTAAAATGGCATCTTTATTCATGAATAGAGCAAATCCTATTACTACTACAAGTGTTAGTAGTCCATCGAGAATACTATCAAGTACATTTCTAAAGAAACCTTTTTTCTTCTTTACACTTTTTTTACGTTTTGTTTTTTCTGCTTTTTTAGTTTCTTTATCAGTTTCTTTTGGCTTAAAAAGATTGGTCAGTTTTGAACCAACATCTGGTTTCGCTACTGTCGTTACACCTTCAAGTTTGACAAATTGACCAAAACCTTTACTGATGAGTTTTAGTTCTTTACTTATTCTACGAAAAAGAATTGTGTTCTTCGCAAATATTTTGAGTGCAGCGACACCTTCCAGCGTAGGACTTTTTTCACTTTCTTTCTTTTTGAACAGATCACCAAAATAAGATTTTTCTTTCTTATCATCCTGTTTCTTTTCGTCCTGCTCCACTTGCTCTTTATTTGATTCGGGAGCAGGTTGCTCCTTAGGTTTTGGTTCTTGTTTTGGTTCTTGTTTTGGTTCTGGCGGAGAGGGTGATGGTGCAGGCGGCGGTGCGGGCGCAGGTGTAGGTGGTAATTTAGGCGCAACTGGTACTACATTGCCGCCAGACTTTGGTGTTACCTTGTTTAAACCTTGACCGTAATCTGGCATTATGTTGCCCTTGCCAATAATGCGTCATTGCCGTTAATTGTCTTATCTACGGCAGCAACTTTTGTATCGGTTACTTTGGTATTATTAGTCTGTGCAACGTTTACTGTATTAACATCTTTTGGTTTCATTTGCTCTCTTTGACCCTGCGATACTTCTTTACTTGTACTAGCCAAATCTACATTCTCAAAACCTTTTGAATACTTGTCAACCTTTGCTAAAATTTCAGCACCAATACCAACATTTAAATTTAATCCAGCGCCACCAATAGTTTGAGTTACTGCACGATTTGCTTCTTGCTGTGTTGTAAATGTATTGAGTTTTTTACCAAGACCTCTTATAATGAATGCTGCTGCTAGTTTAGCCGCAACAAATGGATCATTTGCTCTGTCTGGATTCTGAATCAAATCCTCACCAATAATTTTACCAAAAGCCTCATAATTATTTCTACCCGTGATTTGAATAAAACCACGGCCACGATATTTGTATCCATCACCATCTTCTTTGTTACCCATACCAGGACCACGTGCAGAGTTTTTACCATAAACAAACTCTGCTAGTGCTTGTGGATTATTTAAAAACTTTGCAAGTTCTTTTGGACCATAACCAGACTTTTTGACTGTGCTAGGAAATACTTCTTGTATACGCTGAACTGAAGTATAGTTTAGATTTTCATTTTTCGGTACAAAGTTAGATTCTTTTTGAATGTTTGCAAGTAAAGCGATCTTGGTAAACCTATTCGTTATACCCAATTCATTCATTGCAGTTATGATTAATCCAATCATACCTTTTGCACCTTCTGCTGTTGGTTTGGTTGGTGCGTAAGCAGGTGCAGGTCTCGGTGCTGCCGCTTCTTTTCGCATAGCACCTTCTTTTTGTATTGCATCGTTCAATGCTTTTTCAGTCTTACGAAGTTCTTCTTTTTTCTTAATAACTTGTTCTGTCTCTTCAGTTTTTTTACCATAAGCATCAATTTCAAGCGCAGCAATTTCATCAATCAATGCATCTCGTTGTGCGGTTTTCTGTGTAACTAATTCTTGTGCTTTGAGCAAATTCTCGGCAAGTTGTTCGTTTCGCTTTCTATTTTCTTCCGCAGCGGCATCTTGTTTATCTCTATCATCTACCAGTTTTGCAATGTCTGCATCAGTTAAAGGTTTAGTTTTTAGTGGATTCATATCGGATATTTTCTGAATCAAACCTGAAACTAAATCATCAATTGCTTTTGCTGCATCAGAAATAAAATCACCAATTTTACTAGGAAAACTAATCAGGAAATTAATAGTACCATCAATTACTTTGGCAGCAGTTTCCTTATCGAAAAGACCGAATGTCAATGAGTCTATTAAACCTGAAATTCCTGCTATTAAAGTTTTATACCAATCGCCAGTTTCTTGCCAAGTATCCCACGCATCGGTCAATCCATCCCATAATGTCCATATAATTAGCACGACCCAGCCCAATGGACCAGATGCGATTGCGGCAGTTCGTGCTGCAACCTTTACTGCTGCTTTGCCTACTTTCTTTGCTGCCTGTTTAGCGATCTTGGTTGCTTCTTTTTTCTCAAGTTCTTTTATCTTATCACCGACAATCCTATCTGAAAGTTTTGTAAGATATTTCCAAGCATTCTTTGCATAGTCTTTAACTTTATCAAGTAGTTGTTTTGCAAACTTCTTTATATTATCCATTAACGACTTGAATAATTTTTTTGCTTTATCCTTAACTTGTGTTGCTAGTTTTTTTGCACCCTCTTTAATCTTTTTAAATTTTGCACCTTTAGAACTTTTAGGATCATCTTCTGCGGTTGGAGTTCTGGCAGCAATTTCTTTTCCTTGTTCTACTGCAAATTTCTTTTCTACTTCTTCTTGCTTCAGCAAATGCATATCTTCTTTATCGGCAGACTTTATACCATACAGTCCAACAAGCGTGATTATATTTTGCCGAACGATATTGAGGTCGCCTGCCGCTTTTGACAACTCGGAATAATTGAGTGCTGCTTTTTTTAAAGATTTGTGAGCAGGAGTTACTTTTTTTGATGAGTCCTCATTCAGGACTTTCTTCTTGATCGTCAGACCTAAAATATTGGATAACACTTTAGGCCGTCATGTAGTTGTTGATAAAACTTGTATTATAGACACTAGCAATATTTTCAGGCTCTTTACCTTTTGTGCCTGCTTGATTATTTGTTGTGGGTGCATCAATTGTAACACCAGCATCTGCGGCAGAATCCATTCGTTGACCTTCAGCAACTTCGGACGATACCGAAGATAGTGCTGCACCAGAAACTGAAGGAGATGATTCTGATGATGGACTTGGCGACACTGCACCACCACCACTCATACCACTTTCACCACCTCCAGAAATACTACCACCACCTGTTGATGGCATTGATGCTGCTGGTGCTGCTGTTGGTGTTGTTACTGGTGTTGCTGCTTTTTGCCCTCTGGCATTTTGAAGAATTTTAGTTGGTTCACCGCCAACTGCGGCGACTTCTTGACGAACTGCTTCTTCGGATAACTGCTCACCAGTTTTATCATCAACAAAACCTGTTGGTGAATTCGGATCAACGGTAATACCAAGTTTTGTTTTTAGAAAACCAACAGCACCTTTTTGATCTTTTTCAGCATTCTTAGCACTATATGGATCTTCTTTCGAGGGTGATGTTCCAACTTTTTCCGCTAGTTTACCCGCTGCTTCTGGTGATGTACTTGCTGCTTTGTCTTTTTCTTTTTGCTCTTCTTTTGCTTTTCTTTCTTTATCATAAAAGACACCTTCTCCACTATCAAGTTTTGCTTGATTTTCTTTTAATGCAGTTGTAGCACCTGAGGTATATGATTCAGTTGCAGTGCTGGTTGTATCCTTTTTAAATGGATAGTACGGCTTAGTATCATTTATTAATGTATAAGAAGATGGAAGTGATGATTTGCCCCGAGATGCTATTGATACTGCTTTTTGTAACCAATCAGGAAAATTTATTGTAGTAAATTTTGAAAATGGTATTCCAGGTATACCTATATTTTTAAAAAAACTAACTGTATCATCAAAGAATTGGGTAACACTTAACATCAAAGGATTCAAATACTTTAGTGCTGTATCCATTCCTTTGCGTAGATCATTCTCGTTGAATAAACCAAACGTGATGAATTGTAAAAAGCCACCAAGAGCAGATATAAGTGTATCGGTAATACTACCAGTTTCTTTAAACGTGTTGATTGCATCCATAATCCCGTTGATCAAACCACCAATGATCATAGCAGGTATAAATATCTTACTTAGAATGGCTAAGATAGAACCACCACTAAACAACGCACCGAATGCACCAACGATTCCCATAAACAGACCTTTCAGTAAGTTTATGGGATTCAACATGTCCATTAAGCCAGATAGAAGTCCACCACCACCACCTTCTTTCTTTTCTTCTTTTGGTTCTTTCTTATCTTTGCCGTATGCAGTTGGTGTATTTTTCTTTCGTTCTTCCTCTAGTTTTGCTTCACGTAAATCTTCAGTCTGAAAGAATTTATCTGCTTTACCTTCTGCTTTTACTTTACTCTCTTTACCTTTTAGATTAACCAGTTTAGAAATATTCTGGCGGAGCACATTCATATCACGTGCCATACCAGGTAGAACAATAGAGTTCTTAGCAATTACATTTAGAAATGGTAAAACATCTGCACTTATTCCACCAGCAGATTCGACTTGAGCACCTTCTGCGCCTTCTCTTGTGGGTGAATTTTTCTTATCTTGTTTAGATGGGGTTTTATCATTCTTACCCTTTTCATCCCCATAATCAATAAATTTACCCGCAGCAAAACCTGCGATTTTACCAAACATACCCGTACCAAAAACTTCTTGCACAGCATTTTGGATATCTTTTTCACTTGCTCGGCGCAAACCCTCTACTTCATCTTTACTGCCACCTGCGGCTTCAAGCAAATTGGCTAGAGTAGTCTTTGATAGTTTTAGTTTTGCCATTACTTTCTACTTTGTTTTTGTTGATTGATACGTTCTTTTTCCTCTTCAAGGTATTTTACTAATAACGAAATGTAAATGCTTCTTTCCCAAGGTATCATATTTTCAAGTTCAGACAAACTATACTTGTGGTGTTGCATCATCGCAAAGTTTGTCTGATAGTAATTACCTAGTGATTCATGACGAAATATTAAACGAAAAAATTTTGTAGACCTTTAATCTCAATGTCTTCCTCATATCCACACTTGCCGCATTTGAAGTGGACATCTTTTTTAATTTCAGGCATTGTATCAAAGAACTTTTTAATTTTTTCCAGGTCTTTCTGTTGCATAGAATCGATGAACTCCATCAACTCTTCTTTTGGGGTATCTTTGGCATAGTATACTTGTTCATCATCATAAAGATAATCAATACAATCAATCAGTACATTTACCAGAATTTGATTCTCGTCCATGTTCTCATAGTTCTGAATCATCTCAAATGTTGGATATCTCAAACAGATACCAACCTTATCATTTAACATAAACTTAGTTTCATGATCTTCATGTTTTGTCGGTTCGATTTCTAACAAATTCAAATTGAAATCTACCGAACCAGAACATTTCTTAGTCTCACCTTTGTCATCGATAATATCATTGTTGCACTTGTATTTGAGTTCGACAACTTCCTCTACTGACCGAGCACGAAGATTCATAAACAAATATTCAAGGTCAAATGTAGGTAAGTTATCAATATCAATTTCATCAATTACACAATTCTTTAATACTTGACGAATGGTATTGATTGTCTCTTTCGGGTCCTCTGATTCTGCTGCCATCAGAAACAACTTTTGTTCTTTTACTAGGAATGGACGAATGCGAACATCCTGACCATTTGAAATGAGTTTGATAGTATAAATTGGTACATCAAGTTTTGGTAACATAATTTCCTCTCAATTAGAATGATAATAATCTTGTTGCTGCACTGCCACCTAAAGAAGCAAGTGTTTGTCCAATATCATATTTACCTTCAAAGATAGAACGATATTTCTGATAACTGAATTGAACTGATAAACGGTGAAATGCATCGTCACCCCAACTTAATGCTTGAGGTGAAATACCAGTTGGGAATGCATCAATCAAATCCACTGCATAAATTTGACGAACTATATCGTCATATTGTATGACACGAATATTCGTCAAGTATCTTGATGCCGTACTTTTTGGAAAACGAGCATTGTTTGTGTCAGGTGGAATGATAGCATCCATCCAGCGTTCAAACAATTTACGTTCATAGAATTCATTGGTACAGATAAATGTTAATGTAGTTTCCGAATACTGCATACGATAAGGCACTTTGAAAGACGGACCATATATTCTTGCGTCTGCGGTTTCTAATGTTCGGCCTGGCAACTCTGCTGATTCACATTGAAGAGCAAGATATCGAGACACTGACGGATTAGATGATTGCATTCGATCAGACTCACTACCTATAGCACTATTGATTGCGTCCGACACATCAGAAAAAACTGAATTTGGAAAGTTCAATACTTTTTCCAAAAATGAATTTCCTATCGATTGACCAATATACGGTGGAATAGGTAATATAACTTCAAACCTATTTGACCTAGCGGGACCGCCTTTGCCATTGATGTTTGATAGAAATAGATTAGGTGAAAACGACATTAAAATTTATCCTCTGATTCTGACCATACTTTGTTTTTCTTTGCTTTGGCAAATGATTCAACTGGTAACATGACAGCGATATCCCATTCATCTGCTGTAATTTCTAAAAACCTAGATTGCACATGACTAAACAGATACCGTTTGATACATGGTTTAGCCTGATACATTTTTGATGCACGTGCTAGGTAATCATAACTGATTCTGAGTCTTGTTTTCTCATCATAGTTACGGTCAGTGAGTAATGTGCTTAACTTATCTAAAAGAAGTACACGCTGCTTTGGACTAATATAATGCAAGTTAAGTCCTAAAAAACCGTCTGGGTATCGTTCTATTGGTATGACCAATGGGAACTTATCGTAATATGGCAACGTATCCTTCGTTTTCGGATCATAAAAGTAAAAGTACATTCTACCAATCATGGACTTTTCTCTGAGTCTCTGCCTATCACGCATTAGATCACCTTTGGTAGGTTTCAATGCGCCAGTTTTTGCTTTTAACCAGTTACGTGCTTCACGGGAACGTGGTTCAAAACCCTTCTTGGTAAGAGAGTCTTTGATTCTGTCTATAAGTGTTTTGGTAGCCATTTAGTATTTATCTCAGATACCAAGATGCTTTTCAGTAATTACCTGGAATTCCCATCCGTGATCTTTGCAGAACTCGGTTGCTGCTTTCCACTTTGATTGATTGACGATATAGGTTGCTGCTTCTTGAAGATAACGTTTAGTCTTACGTGTTTGAGTTGGAGGTTTAGTCTGTGCCTCAGGTTTAACTTCAATTACAAAGGTCTTAATTATACCATTCTTTTGTCTGATCTTGGCCACAAAGTCTGGAAAGTACCGATGTTTCTTATTGTCAACTGGACTCCAATAAGGTATAACAAGTTCTTCAGACCCCCACCAGATGACATCAGGATGGTCATCTAAATATTTCATGACTTTGACTTCCCACGATGACCGATAGATGATGTTGGTCGCATCACCCTTGTATTTTTGTGGGTTTTTTGGTGTGAATTTACCTTTATATGACATAAATACTATCTAGTCAACCTACTTAGGACAACCATGGCATTTTTCGGTTTATCTGATATTACAATTTCTCAGCAAGAAAATATAAGAGGTCCGTTATCCCCACTCTTTGAAAGCAAAGAGGGAACAACTAATACATTTAGATATCCTCTTGACATTGGGAATTATGATAAAGGTCACTATATGATTTTTCATATACACCAACAAAAGAATTCTCAATTTAAAGGAATACAAAGAAGTCCTGAAAAAGAAGTAATGAAAAATTATAAGGGCGCTTCTAAACCAAGTACAAGTTTTGCATCACAGATTAACAGTAAGATTGATGCTGCCGTAAATAGTTTCACTAAAGGTAAAACACTATTTGGTAAAGAAATTTCCACATCATTTGGGACTTCATCTGCATCAGTTTCTCAGCAATCTTTTAGCAAAGATCAATATGTTGATAGCGTCAAAGATATTGAATATAAATCTCTCTTAGATACTACAGTTAAAACAACTGATTCTATTGTTCTGTATATGCCAGATACAATAAGTTTCGATCACTCTCAGGGTTACGGTGAGTTACAACTTGGTAATGAACTTGGTGGTAAAGCAGCGGTTGCAGGTAAATCTATAATTGAAGCAATACAGAAAGGTAGCGATGGTAAAGGTGCAGGCGATACCGCTATCGTTGCTGCCGCTCAATTAATAGGACAGAAAGCACTTGCTAAAGTAGTTGGGGAACAATCAGCAACAGCAGGCGCATTTTTAGCACTTGGTGGTGTTAATAATCCTATGTTAGAATTGATTTATCAATCTCCTTCGTTCCGTGAGTTTTCTTACGAATTTATGTTCTATCCTCGGGATGAAAGAGAAGCATTAGAAGTTCAAAATATTATTGAAAGATTCCGTTTTCATCAAGCGCCCGAAATTGATGCTGGTAGTTCGGGTTTGTTATTAATTCCACCATCACAGTTTGATATTCAATTCTATTATGGCGGTAAACCTAATCCAAATATACCTACGATTGGTCGTTGTGTAATGACAGGCATACAAGTCAATTATGCTCCGAATGGTTGGTCTGCATATGAGATGCCAGGTGAAGATACTCCTGCTTTAGGTCGCACAGGTATGCCAACAGCAATACAAATGACTTTAAATTTTAAAGAGACTGTTATTATCACTAAACAAAACTTCAGATTTGGACCTAATGGTTATAAACCTAGAAATGCTGGTTATAGCGATGGTCTTTCAGATTTGTACAGCAAAATGACAAAGAAATAAAATGGCAAAATATTTTAATTTCTTTCCAACCACCGCATACACAAACTCGGATAGATCATCCGCATATGATACCGTCACAAATATTATTTCTAGGTTTGCATTTGAGAAAAGTTTAAAGCAAAATTCTTCTTTATTTTATCCGTATGACATTCAAGATGGTGATACACCTGAAATAATTGCATCCAAATATTACGGTTCACCAGAAAAACATTGGATAGTATTGATGTTTAATGACATTATTGACCCCCAGTATGATTGGCCACTAAACCAAAGAACATTAATAAAATATATTAATGATAAGTATGCTGCAAATGGTGCCGCCAATAATCCTCCACAAAGTGGATTAGTATGGTCACAAGATGCCGGCAATGTAAAGGCATATTATAAAACTATTACTCGTTTGAGTTCCAAACCAACCAAAAATCAAATTGCTGAAAAAATTGAAATTGATTCTGACACATATACAAATTTATTAGTAACTACTACAACATATACATTACAAGATGGTAGTAGAGTTACACAAACAATTAATAAAGAAGCTCAAACATATTATGACTATGAAGTTGAATTAAACGATAACAAAAGAAAAATAAAATTACTAAGAGCTGAATACGTTACTGAATCGGGTTTAATGAATGAATTTAAACGTGTTATTACTGTGAGTGAATAATGTCTTTATCTATCCCACAACAAGCATCAAGATTTAATCTAAATGAACTTTCCATAGTTACGAAAAAAGGCGTATTAGATATTTCTAAAGCGTATGAAGAGATAAACATCTTCGATTCTATCCTTTCTCCTGTCATAACAGGCATCATAAGTATTAATGATTCGATAGGTCTTTCTGGTAAACTTATTTTTGATGGCTCGGAAGTGTTGCTGGTAAACATTGGTAAAGATACCGATTCTGCTTCATTCCGTTTGAAGAAGGCATTTAGAATATACAAGCAATCCGAGCGTAAGAATCTAACTCAAAACAGTGAGACATATAATTTGGAATTTGTGTCTGATGAATTTATTTTCTCAGATCAGCAAAGAATTAATCAAGCATATAAAACAACTTATACCGATATCGTTCAAAAGATACTGGTAAACTATCTTAAGGCACCAAGCACTAAACTGAATGGTGTATTTGAGAATACTTCAGGTATTCGTGATATTGTTATACCAAATCTAAAACCTCTTGAGGCAATTGAGTGGTGTGCTAAAAGATCGATAGATGAAAAGAAGTCGCCGAACTATGTGTTCTTTGAGAACAATCTTGGATATAACTATGCATCTCTATCCACATTATTATCACAAGATAGTTTATTCAATATAAGATTTTCGGCAAAAAATTTGAATAATGAAAATGCGGTAAGTGATTTATTGAGTCCAAGAAGTTATGAAGTAATTAGTCAGACCGACAAAATAGAACAAACACGATCTGGTGTAAATGCAGGTACATTTATTGGATTTGATCCTATCACTAGATCGATTGGAACAAAAAAGATAGGATTTGAAGATCATTACAATGCAATGAAGCATGGTAATAAAACTCCGAACTTAGCACAATCTACTAACCGTGGTGGTGAATTAGCAACTGAAGCATACAATTCCAAAAAAACTGTGAGTACGTTTGGTGCTAATAGAAGATATAGTAACTATGTGAAGAAATACGACCCAACGTCAATATCAAAAGTTGAGACACAAGAAGATTTTGTATTTCAACGTAAAGCTGTTATGACCAACTTGATGAATAAAAGAATCAAGTTAGTTATGCCTGGTAATTTTCAATTGACATCGGGATTTAATCTGAACATGAGAATACCTGATTTTTCTATAAAAGAATCTGGTGATGATGATAATGAAGATCGTGGATTGAGTGGTAAGTATTTGATTATTGCTACTCGTCATATTATTGGATTTGAGAAACATGAAACGATTTTAGAAGTTGCAACAACATCTAACGAACTTGGATTTATACCACAGGGTGTGGCAGATCAAAATCAAGCAATAAAGACCTATGGATCATACTGAAGATAATAAAGACTTTGCTGGTAAAAACGGATTCATTTGGTTCGTTGGTGTCGTTGAGGCAATCAATGATCCATTGAAATTAGGTCGGTGCCGTGTACGTTGTGTTGGTTGGCATACTGAGAATAAAGCATTGCTGCCCACAGATTCACTACCGTGGGCGCAAGTGATGCTACCAACAAATAATGCTAATCCATATCCACCAAGACAGTCTGATATGGTAGTAGGTTTCTTTTCTGATGGTAATAATGGACAAGATCCAATTATTATAGGCACACTTCCAGGCATTCCGTTATCTGCTGGAAATCCGCAGCAAGGCTTTTGTGATCCCAGAACATCTTCTGAACTTGCGGCAGCACCTGTAAAGCCTGATGAGTCTGCTACAAATTATCCAAGAAAGTTAGATGAACCAACAACATCACGTTTAGCAAGAAACGATTCTGATTATCCATCAGCAATTAATGCAGCAAAGAAAACAAAGAAGGCAAGCAAAGTTGAACCAGATTCGTATTATGCTGCCAAGTATCCATACAACAATGTGTATGAATCTGAATCTGGACATGCATTAGAGTTTGATGATACCAAAGATGCTGAACGAATACATCTATATCATCGCTCGGGTTCTTATGTTGAGTATGGTCCATTGGGTGACCGTTCAGAAAGAATACAACGCAATAAGTTTGAAGTTGTAATTGGCAATGAACAAGTATATGTGAAGGGTGATGTTACAGTTTTTATTGATGGAAATGCCACTGTAGATGTGGGTAAAAACGCAACTCTTAAAGTTGGCGGCAGTTTTCAAGCAGATATTAGTGGCACATGTAAGATAACATCAGGTGGAAATATGTCATTTAAAGCACCACGCATTGATTTGAACTAATATGAAACACGAATTCATTATTTTAGTAAAAGGTAAATTAAAAACCTACACTAACTGGGAAGATATTCCAGAAAAATTTGATAATGTAATCAAGTTTAATCCGTATATGCCTCCTCCTCCACACACAGAAAAGGAACATGAGGAGATAGAATCTTGGATGCCAAGGTTTAAAGAATTGATGAGTAGAGAAACAAAGTGACTCTATCAACGTATGGTAGACAATTTGTAGATGTGCCCGCAGGTGAAACCGTTACCATAACTGCATCTGCTTTAGTCAATCCAATAGTAATAACATATGTTGGCGCTACAGTTGATGGTAAATCTATCTCTAGTGTAACTATGTCAAATACTAGTTGTGTATTAACTGATCCTCTTACACAAATGTATACAACGACTTTTACATTAACTGGACAATACAGTTCTGATTTGGCGACAGAAGATGAATTTATTGCAATTAATACTAAAAATTATATTTCTTCATCAGAAGATTTTGAACAATTAACTTATCAATTATATGATCAATTAATTGCAGAAAAAGGAGTAAAATGGGATCAAATTATTAAATTTTATCCTGATAGGTCACCAGAAAAAACTGTAATCTATACATTTACTGGAGGCACTCCAACAACGACTACACAAAAAGTAAGTTTGATACCAACAAGACAATTTACTAGGTTACAGAGTATAATGCAATCTATATCACCTAATAGAGTTGTTACAGATGCATCGGGTAATATAATAACACCGGGTTATAGTTCCGATCCACCGGGTTTCACATAGGAGAAATTAATGCCAGCAGCAACTAGAATTGGAGATACAGATATCACTCATTGCTCAACACCGGCAAGGGCTCAAGGAGCTTCAAAGGTATTTGTAAATGGAATACCTTGGAGTTGTCAGAGTCACACAAATACTCCTCATTTAATTCCAGGTGGTAATCCATGTTCGGTTCATGCTGCCAGTATATCTTCTGGTTCGTCCACCGTTAAAGTGCAAGGACTTGGCGCTGGAAGAGTAGGAGACAGTATTTCAGGATGTACTGCTGTGGCATCCGGTTCTGGTAATGTTTTTGCTGGAGGTTGAATAAATAAACGATGTCAACAAAAATTACTTCAAATGATCCAACAATTACCGCAGAAAGGTCATTCAAAGACCTTGACCTGAACTTCACTTCACATCCTATTAGAAAAGATGTGAGTAGACATTACAATGAAAAAGCGATCATTAATGCAGTCAAGAACTTAGTTTCCACTAATTTTTATGAGAAACCATTTCAACCAGACTTTGGTGCAGGTATTAGAGGACTATTATTTGAACCTGTTGATTCGGTTTTTGGTGCATCAATTGAAAGAAAATTAAGTGAAACAATAAAAAATTATGAACCTAGGGTGGCAATTGAATCTATTACTGCTATACCAGCACCCGATGAGAATGGATATAAAGTTAGAATGGTGTTTTTCATCATCAACTCTCCAAATCCAATAACGATTAACTTCTTTTTAGAGCGTATAAGATAAAATGACAGATCGTCTAAGAGTAACTGAACTTGATTTTGATACAATCAAGCAGAATTTAAAAACATTTTTACAAGCGCAATCTGAATTTACAGACTATGATTTTGAAGGCTCTGGTCTAAATGTGTTGCTAGATATTCTAGCCTATAATACTCATTACAATGCTTATTATTTGAATATGGTTGCAAACGAAGCATTTATGGATACTGCCTTATTAAGAGATTCAGTTATCTCTCACGCAAAAGTTTTAGGTTATGTACCTTATTCTCGCAAAGCCGCTTCTGCAACTTTAAATTTTACCGTTTCTACTAGTTCAAATACTTTATCAACTGTAACTATACCAAAAGGTTTCAGTTTTTTATCCAATGAGATTGATGGTGTCAGTTATAATTTCGTAACTCTTGAAGAAACGACAGTTACGAAATCCAATACAGATTTTACATTTTTGGAATTGCCAATATATGAAGGACAGTTGGTAACATATAATTACACATACGATCAGCAAACAAATCCAAAACAAATATTTTCAATACCCGATTCTGATGTAGATGTTTCTACTATTTCTTTAACTGTACAGGCATCATCAAGTAATACAACGATTGAAACATTTATAAAAGGCACAGATGCAAGTAATGTTTCAACGACTTCTCCAGTGTTCTATCTACAGGAAGATAGGGGAGAAAAATATAGCGTCTATTTTGGAAATAATATTATTGGTAAATCAATAACAAATGGTAATATTGTATCTTTAAGTTATTTAATTACCAATGGAGATGCAGCAAACAAAGCAAATAATTTTGTGGCAACGGGAACGTTATCAGATTCTTTGGGTAATTCTTTAACAGACTTTACTATTAACCCTATAAGTCAAGCTGCAGGCGGATCTGAACGTGAGTCTGTAGATGAAATTAAATCTGCTGCTCCTCTTCAGTTTACAACTCAAAATCGTTTGATTACATTCAATGATTATGCCTCATATATTAAAAAAAATTATCCTGCGGTAGAATCAGTTTCCGTTTGGGGTGGAGAAGATGAAACTCCTCCAGTTTTTGGTCGTGTTTTTGTTTCATTAAAACCTAAACAAAACTATTACCTTTCTGATATTGAGAAACAAAGAATTATTGATGAAATTATTACACCAAAAGCTGTTGTAGCGGTACAAACAATTATTCGTGATCCAGAATTCTTATACCTATTAATAAATTCTGAAGTTTCATATGATCCTAAAAAAACCATTTTAACTAAAGATCAATTAACTTCTGCCATTCGCAGTTCTATTTTAAATTACAAAACACAAAATTTAGATAGGTTTGATTCAAAATTTATTCTATCTAGATTACAGGATGCGATTGATAATACAGATACAAATGCAATCATTGGATCTCAAACCGTCATTAAATTGCAAAAAAGATTTAAACCAACTTTAAATGCAAGTAAATCTTATAATATTATTTTTGGTGTTCCTCTACATAGAGGTACAATTACAAATAAGATGACCTCTACTCAATTTAAGGTGTATGATTCTCAAGGTATTGAGAGAGAAGTTATTTTTGAAGAAACACCACAATCATATACTGGTGTTTCTTCTATTGCCGTTTTAAATGGTGGTGTTGGATACACTTCAAATCCCACTATTACTATTCTAGGTGATGGTTATGGTGCGGAAGCAATCGCAACAATTGTTAATGGTAAAATTAAAGAAATTATCATAACAAAACCAGGTATTGAATATACTAAAGCTACCGTACAAATTAGTGGTGGTGGTGGATATGGAGCTCAGGCTATTGCTTCGGTTGATGCAAGAATTGGTACAGTAAGAGTCGTATATTTTGATCAGAATGCGGAAAGACAGATCATAAATGATGCAGCTGGTACAATAGATTATGATGATGGTATAATTTATATTAAGAACATTTTAATCAATTCAGTAAGTTCAATTGATGGAGATATGAGATTGACCATTGAATCGGATAAAGGTATTATTGGAACTTATAAAAATGTTATCATTACATTAGACCAAGATGATGCAACTTCTATTAGTACGATCTTAGAAACTGTATAATGACAACAGATTTAAAAACATCACTACTTGTTAATCAGCAAGTTCCCGAATATGTTAGGGATGAACATCCTACATTTATAGCTTTTCTTGAGGCTTACTATGAATTTTTGGAAACTAAGCAGGGAACACAAAATAATGATTTAGTTACACAGGCTAAGAAACTAAAAAATATTTCTGATGTTGATGATTCAATTGAAGAGTTTGAACAAAGTTTTTACAACACATACGGTTCACTTATACCTTTAGATGTCCAATCAGATAAAGCTCTTCTTTTTAAACATTTGTTACCTCTTTATAGAATAAAAGGTAGTGAAAGTTCTTTTAAACTTCTTTTCCGTTTGTTATTTGGAGAAGATATTGATATTATTTTACCTCGTAATAATGTTCTAAAAGTATCCAACAGTAAATGGGTAGTTGACAATAAACTTCGTATTAATACGGATGTTTATACACAATATGTTGGCGATGGATCAACTAAAGAATTTATTTTAGCGCAGGTTGTATCAGCTAGTGAAATCGCAGTTTATATTAATGATGTTGAGCAATCAAATTCTTTCTTTTTAAAACGAGAATATCGTAAAATAATCTTTAACACTGCGCCCGCAAATGGTTCGGTTATCAGAGTTGTTTATGAGAACTTTAATGAAAAATTACTTCAAAATAGAAAAGTTACCGGTTTAACTTCGGGCGCCTCTGCAATTATTGAATTATCAAGTCGCCGAATTATTTCTGATGCTTTGAATCTTGGATTACCTATTGAGTTGTTAATCAATACAGGTTCATTAGAAGGTGATTTCTTAAACGGTGAATTTGTAACTATTCCTATTATTGATGCTGATGGTATTTTATTGGATGTTCGTGCATCAACATTTTCTATAGTTAAACAAGTTAATATTATTAATCCTGGATTCAACTATAAAGTAGGCGATCCAGTTTCTATTAATGGTGGTAACGCAACATCAAATGCTGTTGCTACTGTTGAAAGTGTATTTTCTGGTGCAATTAATCGTGTTTTAGTTTTTCATGGTGGCGCCACATTTACAAATGCTTCAAGTATTTTAGTTTCAGGAAACGGTAATTCAGTTTTTACTTTTGTCGTTGATGGTATTGACCAGACTGGAGTTAATGCTGCCAACACATTTATAGTTTCAACAGACACGATTGCATCATTCAATGGAAGTATACATGCTGCAAACACACGAATTAATGCTGCGGATTATGGTTTCCCAAATGCAAATATTCCTACAGGTGAAAACGTAACTACACGAATTATTGATTCACTTTCATTTGATGTATTACAAGTTGGACCTATCACGAATGTTAAGGTGTTGTATGCTGATACATCAGAATCGACACCCATTTTGGATGCATTTGGTGCATCATATGGTAATCCTAGTGCGGTTAGAACAGTAAAAAGTTTAGGTACGATTGCTCGTTTTAAAATTAATGATGGTGGATTGGGGTATGAAGTTGGTGATGAGATTGTTTTTGGTGCAAATCCACCAATGACATTTGGGCAATCTGCAGCTGCCGTTGTAACTAGAGTTGCAGCTAATGGATATATTCAAAAAATTGAAGTTGCAAATACACGTGTTTCTGGTACAGCAACAATATCCACAAGTGGTGTTGTTGTATCGGGAACTGACACAAAATTTACTACAGAATTAAAAGTTGGTGACACAATTGATATTAATAACCAGTCTAGAGTAATTGCTACAATTACTGATCCAATAACAATGTCTGTAACACAGCCTTGGACTTATTCATCAACAAATAAAAAAATTGGTGTATTTAATTATTATCCAAAAGGTGGTTTTGGATATGTACAGAATAATTTTCCAAGAATAACAGTATCATCTGCTGGTGGTTCTAATGCAGATATACAAATTGATTCTATTGCGTCCGATAACGAACAGCTACAAGGTTCTGCTACATTTGTTCCCGGTGCGATTCTTAAAATTAAAGTTCTGGTACCTGGAAGTGGGTATCAATTTATTCCTATTGCAACTGCAATTAGTGCTACAGGTAGTGGTGCAATTCTTGCTCCTCAGATTGAACAATCTTATCTTTCTTCTGATGGTCGCTGGACAACTTCTGATTCTTTATTGTCAACACCAGAACGAAAAATTGCTGGTCGTGAATATTATGTTGATTACTCATATGTAATTTCGTCTAAAATTGAATTTTACAAGTATAAAAAAATACTTAAAGACTTACTACATCCGGTAGGATTTGTTAATTATGCGGAATATCAGAAATCAAATTCTTTCAGTTCCACTATTGATGTACAACCTTCAAAAGAAGTTACACTTTCAGGTAGAGTTAATGTTTCAAACGGAAGTGTAGTTGTTACAGGATTTTCCACTAAATTTAATATTGCAAATCAAAAAAATATTCTAACCCGAGGATCAAGAATCGCAGTTAATGGTGAACTCAGAGTAGTTAATACTATCGTTTCAAATACGGTACTTATAACTTCAGCAAACTTATCTGATATTTGGATTGCAAATTCAGGTTCAGGATATTCAAATGGTTATCTGAATATTTCTAATGGTGGTGGTACAATTACAAGTTTAACTATTGGTTATGAAGGTATTGGTTATTCTAATGGTATCTTATTGTTTACTGATGCGGATCAATCCATATCTGCTATAGCAAATTGTGAAGTTTTTCCTTCAAATGGTGCATTAAGAAAAGTTACATTAACAAAAGGTGGATTGTTTTCAAATAGACCTATTGCTTCACCTGATAGTTATCCGGCTAATGTAATCTATGCTAATACAATTACAATTACTAATCCTGGTGCAGGATATTCCAATGGTTTCTTAAATTTCTCGGATGGTGATCCACTTCGTATACCAAGAGTCAATATAGAAGTTTATCCTTCAAATGGTGGAATTAGAACAATTCTTACTACTGGAATTGATCCTGGTTTGTATAGAGGTCCTGGTTTTCCAACAGTTACACCAAATACAAGTCCAAATGTTGTTGTGTCTAATGTTATCACCACTAGTAATGGACTTGGACATTCAAATGGTGTATTGACATTTACTGGTGGAGGTACCTCAAATAGGGCAGCGCAAGTTGCAGTTGAAGTTAATGCTAATGGTAGTATTGTTAGTACCACTATTTTAGACTCTGGACTTTATACTTCAGCAGTTAATGTTGCAAGTATTACCGCTAATACTGGCGCAACAGGTGTAAACAGTTTTGTTATATTTACTGGTGGTGGAACAGGTAATACTGCGGCTAATGCCAGAATTTTTGTAAATACTGCTGGTTATATCGTTAATGTTGTTGTTGATGCTAATGGTACATACACCAGCTTACCAACTGCAACCGTAAATACTGGTAATGGAATTCTTACTATAACTGGAAATCCTACGATATATGCTACTGTAAATAATACTCCAAAACATCTATTATCAATTGCATCAAATACCGTAACACTCTTTAATGTTACGAACGTTTCAGCAAATGCTGCCGCAGTTGGTGCGAATGGTTATGTTACATTTACTGGTGGTGGAATATCTAATGTTGCTGCTAATGCACAAATTTATGTAAATACTGCTGGTTATATCCTTAATGTTGTTATTACTTCTAACGGTTCGTATACTAGCACTCCAACTGCAATTATACCAACATCATTTAATGTGACTAATATTACTGCTAATACTGGTGCAACGGGTAAAAACAGTTTTGTTGTATTTACTGAAGGAGGATCCTATATTACTCCTGCTAATGCAAGAATTTTTGTGAATACGGCTGGTTACATTATTAATGTTGTTATTACTTCTAATGGTTCATACACTAGCGCACCAATTGCAACACCAAATACCGGTAATGGAGTTCTCACTGTAACTACAAATACGGTTTTTACTAATGCATCACTTACTGTAACTACAAATACTAGGTTTTCTAATACTCCTGGTCGTGCAATTGCTAATGGATATCTTGTATTTACTGGAGGTAGTCCGGTAATTAATGCTAACGTGTCTTATGAAGTGTTTCCAAATACTGGTGCGATAAGATCATTTACCATTAATCAAGTTGGATTATATCGCACAACGCCTAATGTTGCTCCTAATTCGGTGCCTTATTCTATAACTGAGGTTTATCCAACTGATGGTGGTAGTGGTTATGCCAACGGTTATATTATTCTTCAAGGTGGTGAACCGATGATGAATGGTAATACTTCAATTAATGATTTTACATTAAACGTGGTAAGTATTATTGCAAATTCTGGTGCTGTAGGTGTAAACAGTTTTGTTATATTTTCTGGTGGTGGAGAAAGTAACACTCCTGCTAATGCAAGAATTTTTGTAAATACCCAAAATTATATCGTCAATGTTGTTGTTAATGCTAATGGTACATATAGCGGTCCACCAACTGCAACAGTGAATACCGGTAATGGTGTTCTTACTATATCCAGTAATATTTCTAGTAATGCTAACACTGGCTATGCAACAACAAATGCTAATGTGCAGATTATTGTTAATAGTACGGGTGCTATTATTAGAACTATTATTACAAACGTTGGTTTATATGCAAACGTTTTTAATGTTAATTTGAATGGTGCGGTTGAAAGTATTGTTGCTAATTCGGGTGCAAGAACTGTCAACAGTTGGATTACATTGTCTAATCCACGAACATATGGTAACACAAGACTTAATTCAAATGTAGCAAATGCCAGAATTTTTGTAAATACTGCCGGATATGTTGTTAATGTGGCTGTTTTTGCTAATGGCATTTACTATGGTACACCAATAGTTACCAATTTAAGGTATTATGAAAATACCGTATCAGTTCCATCAGGTTCAGGAGGCTTAAATGGACAGACATCAAATGCTGCCTTTACAATCACTATGGGACCAAGTACGATTTATGCTGCTAATGGTGTAAGTCAGAACGGTTCGGGTGCTCGTTTTAGAATTTCTTATAATGCCAATACGTTAAACGTTGCAAATATTGCGGCAACATTGATATCAAATACATTGTATACTGCTACGTTTGCTTTGACTGCAAATAGTAACTCTACGACAAATGCAGCATTTACAGTTTATCCAGTGTCTAATGTTCAAACAGTAGCTAATATTACAGTAGGGTTTACTGGACAGAATACGCCAGCAAACGTATCTGTTCAAGTTGATGCTAATGGATCAATTCAAAAACTAACCATTAATACACAAGGTAATTACTATTATCCGCCAGATATAACGCCAAATAGTGCAGGATTTATTACAAGTGTTACTGCAAACTCTGGCGCTGTGGGTGTAAACAGTTTTGTTATCTTTACTGGCGGTGGGACATCTAATGTTGCCGCTAATGCTAGAATTTTTGTAAACACAGAGGGATATATCGTTAATGTTGTTATTACATCTAACGGTACATATACTAGCACTCCAACTGCAACACCAAATACGGGTAATGGAGTTCTTACTGTAATTCGGAGTGGTGTTGATGCGGATTTGAGAATAAATAACAAAGGCATATTTACACAAACAGCCAATAATCAACCGTTGGTCGTCTTTAAAAAAGATCCTGTAGTATTTACAACAGAAGATTCAAATTATATGATCGCAACGGAAAAAGGTGCTATAATTATACTGGAATCTTAATTAGGAAAAAAAATGGCAGAGACAATAAAAATATCCGATCTACCCGAACTTACAACACCAACATCTAGTTTAACTGATAAGTATTTGCTTGTCACGGATGCTAGTGTAGCTACACCCGTATCCAAGAAAATATCTCTTAACACACTCGATACGTTGCTTGATATTTCACAAAACAAAGCAAATTTGGCGTTTAATCGTGCCAATAATTCTATCGATGCAAATAATGGAGGCACAATTACTGGCGATTTAAGGGTTACTAATAATCTTTTTGTCGGTAATGTATTCGTTACTGGTCAAACATTCAGTGTTAATGCTAGTACACTTGTTTCAAATGACACCGTTATTATTTTAGGTGAAGGTAATTATTTTCTTGATAGTCGGGACTTGGGATTTGCTGCACACTATAATAACGGAATAAATGCACATTCTGGTTTGATTCGAGATTCCGATTCTAAAGAATGGTATCTGTTTAAAGAATACACTCCCGAAGTCGGCACAAACAACAATATTAATATTAATGATGCTTCATTTATTGTTGACACATTAAATGCTAATGTAAAATCTACCGTTGTTCTGAGCAAAGGAATTGATCTTTTAATAAGAACAAATACAATATTTGATTTAGCAAATGGAACAGCAATTGCAGCAAATACACCATCTGATGTTGCCAACTCGGCAGCAATTTATGCCAATGGTGCTTTTGCTGCCGCTAATGCTGCTACTGCTACTGATCTAACACAAAATAATTCCATTACTGCTGCATTTAATCATGCCAATGCCTCATTTGCCAATTCTAATACCTATATCACATATAATGAAGCAGTTAATCTAACACAAAATAATTCCATTACTGCTGCATTTAATCATGCGAATGCTTCTTTTGCAAACTCCAACTCTTATATTACAAATGCAGAAGCCACTAATGTAACTCAAAATAATAGTATTGCGGCCGCATTTAATCATGCGAATGCTTCTTTTGCAAATTCTAACACATATATTACCAGTGCTGAAGCAGTCAATATAACACAGAATAATTCTATTATCGCATCTTTTAATCACGCTAATTCTAGTTTTAATTATTCCAACGCCGTATCAAATCTTGCGTTATCATTTAGTGCAACAACAATTTTAGAAGTATTAAATAGTGGCGCATCAGCATATAGATTCACTCAATATGGTGCTTTAGATAATCCAAATGTAACGACATTAAGCGCAACAACATTAGGATTTAAATTGAATGTTTCGGGACATCCATTTCATATACGAACAGGTGATAACACCGCAGATTATAATACAGGATTAGTTCATGTTTCAACAACTGGGGTTCTTTCTTATGATTCTGCCGCACAAGGTAAAGAAAGTGGAACATTGTTTTGGAGAATTCCACATACTTCTGTAGGTAACTACAAATATCGATGTGTGAATCATCCTGGAGCGATGCTTGGTGACATTAACATTGCAAATACAGCAGCAATTTATTTTGCCTATAATACATAATAAATAAACACTATGACATCAGTAATTTCTAAAAAATTAGGTTATTCCGTTGCTCAACAGTTTAAAGAAGGTTTCTATGAATCTTCTCCAACTGTTGGGTATGTTTATATTGGTAATCACTTAGTTTATCCAGATGAAAACAATCCAACATCCACCTCAGACAGCATTAAAGATGAAAAAACTGTCTGGGATAATATGATTGCTGCTAAAGAAATAACGTCCACGGATGTAGAACTTGTTGTTCCTAGAATTGATTGGACTGCAAATACCAAATATAAACAATATGATGATACAATTTCGGTATCAGAGTTGATTACTGCTTGCGCTGCAATATACAATGTGGCAAGTATTACAGCTAATGCTGGTGCTGTAGGAGTAAATAGTTATGTTACATTTAGTGATGGAGGAACAAGTAATACTTCTGCCAATGCAAGAATATATGTAAACACGGCTGGTTATATTGTGAATGTTGTTGTCATTGCTAATGGTGCATATGGATATGCATATGCCAGCGCACCAGTTGCAACAGCTAATACTGGTAATGCTGCACTTACTATAGTCACAAATACTGTATCTTCTTTTGTTCAACCGATGTACATTGTTACATCGTCACGGAATGTTTATAAATGTTTATCTAATAATGCCTCAGCAGATTCAACTGTAGAACCTGTTGGTGATTATACAACTTCAAATGGTAACATTTCTACTTCCGATGGTTATATTTGGAAGTATATGTATAATGTTAAACCATCAAACAAGTTTTTAACCGACACTTTTATTCCAGTACCTTCATCAGTAAAACAAATAGATTATTCAAGTAGTATATTGAACGTTATTGATGGTGAAGTTGCAACAATTGTAGTTGCGAATTCTGGTTCTGGGTATTATGAAAGTAATATTTCTATTCCTTTCACGTTTCAAACAGGTTGCACAGTTCTTACACTTTTAGGTACAGACATTATAAGTGGAAACATTTCTGTACAGTCCGCTAATATGTCAGTATCGGGAGTAGGAATTACTCCAGGTTCTCATATTTCAGCTATTGATATTCCAAATGCAAAACTGACATTATCAATACCTACTGTAGGTTCGGGTGGTGGTGGGACGGCTGCAAATACATTGTCTTTAACCACTAGAGTTTATGTGGATGGAGACGGTACAACTTTAGAAGGATATGCAACTCTTGGTGCCAGTGGATCAATAAGTAAAGTTACAGTTACGACTATTGGACTTGGTTATTCCAGAGCAAATGCTTACATATATGGAACAGGAAGTGGAGCTTCAGTTAGACCAATACTAGATCCAAAATATGGGCATGGTCATAATCCTGCTAAAGAATTAGGTTGTTCTAATGTAATGGTTGCGGTAAAAATTGGCGAAATTGACTCCACAGAAAATGGAATAATTTCAGCAAATACTACATTTAGGCAGTATGGTATTTTTGTGGATCCTCATAAATACGGTAGTTCTAATGTAGTTACACCCACAAATGCAAATTCGGTAATATCACAAACCACTGATGTTCAACTTCAGGGAGGTTTTACTTACGAATTAGATGAGTTTGTTTATCAGGGTACATCAGCAAATTCTGCGTATGCCTATGGATTTGTTTTAGACCAAACGTCAAATATAGTCAGACTAACTAATGTTCAAGGTGAATTTGTTATAGGTTCTCCTCTTGTTGGAGCAAACACAGGTACAAGTCGTCTTGTCGTTAGTTCTGCAAATCCTGAATATCAACCTTATAGTGGTGATATTTTATATACTGAAAATGCAGTTAAAACGACCAGAGCGGATGGTCAAGCTGAAAGTATTAAACTTGTTGTTAAATTTTAAAGGTTAAGAAATGCCACTTACTACGAATTTTAATGTTGATCCTTATTACGATGATTTTGATGATAATAAAGACTATCATCGCATATTGTATAAACCAGGTAATGCAGTTCAAGCTCGTGAATTAACTCAATCACAAACAATTCTTCAAGATCAAATTAAAAAATTTGGTGACCATATTTTTCAAAATGGTTCGGTTGTAACTGGTGGTCAAGTCACAATTCAAAATACGGCATATATTAATCTTGCATCAACATACGCAAATAACGATATTTCATATATTGGATTTGATAAAGTTAATATTTACAACTCCGCTAATACCAAACGTGCATATGTTTTAGCTGCGGAAGATGCAGATGCACTTGCCGATCAGCCAGTAACATTAGTGATTAATCAATTGTTTGGTGAACCATTTGTTGCTGGTGAAACAATTTACACATCAAACAACGATACAAATGCTGTTACTTATTATGCAAATGTGGCAACAACAAATCCAATAGGTAATAATCAAACATTCTCAATTAATGAGGGTGTGTTTTATTATGAAGGTTACTTTATAAAGAGTCAACCTCAATCAGTTGCGATAGACAAATATAGTCGTAATGGTAATGCAATTATTGGTTTTGAGGTTACTGAAGGTATTGTTGATTACACTCAAGACACTTCTCTTCTTGATCCAGCGCAAAGTTCATCCAACTTCCAAGCACCAGGTGCTGACCGATATAAAATTAGTTTAAATCTTTCAAAACGTAGTTTAACCAGCACAGACTTAACTCAGTTTATTGAGTTGGGCACCATAAAAAGTGGTTTGCCACAAAAAGTTGTTCAAACTCCAATTTATGGTCCGCTTGGTGATGAACTGGCTCGCCGAACGTTTGACGAATCTGGTGATTATGTAATTAAGAATTTTGAGATTGCTGTTACAGACAGTGAAGCAAATTCGGCGTTTGCAAACGTTACATTGAGTTCAGGTAAGGCTTATATTAAAGGTTATGAGTTTCAAACAATATCTCCTACAACGATTACTGTACCTAAACCTAGAACTGTAGAACCTCTTGTTAACCAACCTGTTACTGTTAATTATGGTTATTATATTTACGCTAATAGTTTATATGGTAATTTTGGAACTAATCAATTTAATAACGTAGAATTTTCCCTTTTAAATACGACACAAGCGACTAATTATTTAACTAGTGCCGCAACAGCAAATACCTCAGTTTATGCCAACACAATTATAGGTACTGGTAAAGTTAAAGGAACAACTTTTTATAGTTTTGGAGCTAACACTTTTGACAGTGGTGCATATACATACAAAGTTTTTTTAACTGATATTAATTCAACACAATGTGGTCACGCTAATGGTGCTGGCGTTCTTGCATTAGGAGGCGGTACAAGTACAGTTTTATTGCCTACAGGTTTTGCTGCAAACAATGATGTTTATAAAGGTCTGTTGCTAAAATTTACTGCTGGTACAACAGCTGATAATCCTTCTGATAATTCTGAAAGAACCATTACTGATTATACGTATAGTCCTGGTGGTTCACCTACAGGTGTTTCAATAACTAGCACAACAGGTGATTTTAGCTGTTCTCCAACATCTTTTGTTATGACACCCGGACAGCAAATTTCTGTTAGTGGTGCTTCTGCACTAGTCGTATTAGGAAATTTAACATCTAATGTAACGTCAATCACTGCTAATGGTAGAGCGGTTAATAGTTGGATTACATTTTCAACTTATGGTCTTAATCCCGGATCAAGTCCTGCCAACGCAAGGATATTTGTTTACGGTACTGGTTCTAGTGCTGGTTACGTTCAGAACGTTACTATTTTTGCTAACGGATCTTATAGTAATACACCAAACATAACTGGTTTGACATTTTATGAAAATACAATACCCGTTCCAGCAGGTACATCAAATGCCACATTTATTATACAAGGTTCAAGTAATGTTAGAGTAACTAGTGCCACCGGTGATTTTGTTTACCCAGCAGGATTTTCAGGATTAAGAGTTGGACAATCTATTACGCTTGCTAATACTCCCAACTCACAAGTAGGAATATTATCTACTCTTGTGGGAGGTGTATATTACACACCAGGTTTTGCTCCCGTAGGTACCTTTACTGGTAATGTTACTAATGGTTATGCAAATACATCACAAACCTATTTTATCATTGCTACTAATGGTTCAACAACATTTAGATTATCAGCAACTCCTGGCGGCTCTGCTATTACGACTTCAATCGGTTCGCTTTATGGTATGTCGTTTATTGTTTCTGGTCCTCCAATTACAAATTATGCGAATACATCAACATCAGCACAAACTTATTTTATTATTGCCACTAATGGTTCAACAACATTTCAGTTGGCAGCAAATATTGGCGATAGTACCAGTGTTCTTTCAACAACACCAAGCACACCTATTGGATTAACTTATACTGTCGGTGATGCTAGAATTGCGACTTTAAGTGATGCACTTTTAGGACCACCAGTTAGTAATAATCATCGTTTTGTGATGAACACTACTTTTGGTAGTGCAGAATCTTTATTTGTTAGAAATACTTTAGGTCAAGCTATTGCATATGCTAATGTATCTCCAGCATCAAAACTTATGACTTTGAATCCTCAGTTACTTGCAAGATACGGTCGTTTTCAACCAGTTATTATTCAAGAAGTGTCAAGTGAACCTTTGTTATTGCGTATTGGTAAAACTAATGTTGCTGATAACACAATATCAAATTTTGTTTATACTTATCAGAGACTATATCAAAGCATTCCGTTTACTGGTGGTGTTTCTTCAGCATTATCAATAGGTACTGGTGAAACTTTACTTGATCCTGGTAGTGCTTCTGCATCATCAACAGAATTACAATATTATGATATTATTGTGACTAACCCTGGTAGTAGTACAACAATGGTAAGAGGCCAACATGTACCAGCACAACAATTTAGTGTTGATACTGCATCACGTACTATTTCAGTGGATGGTGGTGCTGATATGACGGCAAACATTTATGCTACAATTAGTGCATCCAATCCTACATCAAAAACTAAAATATTTACTAAAGCAAACACTCGTTTAGTTGATGCTGTTGGTAGTGCAACTAAAGATATTTTTGGTAATGCTGCTGTTTATGTAGCTGTAGCAGATGGTCAAACACAAATTGCAGAAAATTTTGTTGTTAAGAGACCAAATTCTCCACAATACTTGTTTGTTTCAGATGTATATTCAATCAATGCAGTTTTTGATTTTAATGGTACATCTATTACTACAGCAAATTATAATGCATTAACTTCATCTGCTAATGTAACTGATCGTTATACTGTAAGTACAGGACAAAGAGACTCTTATTATGATTGGAGTGCAATTGTTTTGAAACCAGGAGTAACTGCTCCACGTGGACCTCTTCTTGTTCGGTATGATAGATTTAGATCAACAGGATCAGGGTTCTTTAATGTTGATTCGTATACACGGTTAGGTTCACAAGAAAATGGTGGAAATGGTATTGATTACGGTCAGATTCCAAATTACATTACACAAACAGGTGCAATATTAAAACTTAGTGACTATTTGGATTTTCGTCCTGTTCGCAAGGATGGAGTTGATTCGGCTACTGCAAATAATTTTGTTTTAGATATAGAAGAATCCGGAGTTGGTACAAAAATTCCTTTACCCGGTACGTCTATTATTATTAATTATTCTTACTATTTACCACGTATTGATAGAATCGTTTTAAACAAAAACCGACAGTTTAATGTTCTACAAGGCATTCCGGCAATTAATCCAGTGGTTCTTCCAGAACCATCGGATGCAATGACTCTTTATATTTTGAGTTACCCTCCTTATTTGACATTTCCCTCATCAACGCAAATTCAATCATTTAATAATCGTCGTTACACAATGAAGGATATTGGACTTCTGGAAAGAAGAATTCAAAATCTGGAATTATATACATCATTATCAATTGCCGAACTTACAGCAATACAGAAAAATGATAAAACGGTTCGTGATTCGGTTGGATTGTCTAGACCTAAAAATGGTATTTTTGTAGACTCGTTTGTTGATAAAGGTTCTGCTGCAATTACGGCTCCAGATTTTAGTGCAGCAATTGATATTGTGCGTAGAGAACTTCGTGGTTCTTATAATATTGCTTCAACATATTTTTATGCAGATACCAGATTAAATTATAATACTGATCTTGATGGCCCATTACTGATGATGGCATCAAGCAATACAACATTTGTTATGCAAAATAGAGCGTCAAAAACTCTTAATATTAATCCGTTTAATGTAGTTAATTTTCTTGGTTCAATTAGACTTGATCCTTCTTCAGATGTTTGGAAATCGGATGTTCGTTTAGAGTCGCAGAATATTGACCTATCTGGTGGTGATGCTGCAAGAGATGCGTGGTCCTCAATTCAAAGTACCTCATGGGGTGCATGGAATACTCAGTGGACTACCACAAGTGAAGATTTAGGTAGTTCTAGTTCACAGTCCGTCAGTAACCAAAGAAATACTAATGAAAGGTCTGGCCAAGGTAGAGGTCAAGCATTAGTTCAACGTGGTGATGTTACAACTACAACCACCACAACAACAAAAGAAACACAAACATTGAATGCTAGCCGTACAGGTATTCTTTCTCAAATTGTTCCTCAACAATTAACCAAATCAATGGGTGATCGTTTAGTTGACATAAGTGTAGTAAATTATATGAGAGAGAAAAATGTTTTAGTAGTTGCGGAAAAGTTTAAGCCATTTACAACTTTATATCCATTCTTTGATAATACAAGAGTATCAAAATATGTTGCAAAAGTTAATCGTTTTCAAATGACAACGAATAATTTGCAGTATAAAACTACAATTGGAAATTCTGAGACTGTAAAAATTTATGCAACTGCAGCTGATGGAACTTATAAAACAACTGATATTATAGGAACAGCCGGTGTTATTTTAACATCAAATGATAATGCATTCCTTGTTAATATAGTTCCAGAAGCAGGTTCAAATTGGTCAACAGCAGCAACAAATGGTATTACCATTGTAGGTAATGTTACAAACAAATCTTATATCTCTAAAAAATGGTATCATACAACAGGACGTGCAACTGGTGGTTCAGCTTCTTCAATTACTCTTGCACTACACGCAGGTGGAGCACAAAATGCGACCGCAGCCAACTTTATTGGTCAAACCATTTATATCGTTTATGGAACTGGTGCGGGTCAATCTGCCATTATTTCTGGGTATGATCCAGCAACCCGTGTTGTAACAATTACTGGAACTTGGTCAACACCAGCAGATTCAAATTCGGTTTATTCAATAGGCAATTTAGAAACAACCGCAGAAGGTGCTTGTGCTGGAGTATTCATTATTCCGGGAGATGTATTCCGAACTGGTGAAAAATTATTCCGTCTGATTGATGATCAAAATGGAAATATTGAAAATTCACGCACGAATGGTGATGCAAGTTTCTATGCTCAAGGTATGGTGCAAACTAAACAAGAGACCTCAATTACAGTATTCGTTCCAAATGTAGTAAGAAGTACAGTAACAGAATCGTTTACAGCATCAACATCATCTGTTAAATCTATAACTTCTGTTGATACTCAACAGAATGTTGTTGTTGGTTATTACGATCCTCTTGCACAAACATTCTTGATTAATCCAAAACAATATCCGCAAGGAACTGTTATTGATTCAGTTCGGGTATGTTTTAAAACTAAAGATGCTTCAGTTCCAGTTTCTTTACAACTTCGTCCAGTGGTTAATGGATATCCGTCATCATCAACAATATATCCGTATGCAGAAAAAATATTAACTCCAGATCAGGTTAATATTTGTGAAATTCCTGATATGAATGATTCAACCAAATACACGGAATTTAAATTTGATGTTCCTGTTTTATTATTACCTGGTGAACATTCGTTTGTTCTTGTATCCAATAGTAATGGATACGAAGCATTTGTTGCTGAAATTGGCGCAACAGATTTAAGAACTAGCGCTCAGATTTCTGAACAGCCGTATACTGGTTCATTATTCTTGTCACAAAATGGTTCTACTTGGTCAGCAGATCAACTGAATGATTTGATGTTCTCTATTCAAAAACGAGTATTTTCTACCGGTATTGGATATGCTTACTTTAATGCAGACGTATCGCAATACCCTGCAAATGTGCCATATGATGTATTACAATTAATGACAACTGATGCTGTTGTTGCTAACACTTCTCTTCAATATGATTTCTCGGCTGAGATGGATGTGGGTGGACAACACGATCTAATACCTATTTACCCAAATGATGATTATACTTGCAATGATGGATATGGTCGTAGAATTTTAAATCCAACAACAGGTAATACATCATTTATATTACGTGCGACATTAAATACAACTAACCCTGATATATCACCTATGGTTGATGTTAGTCGTTTGAATTTATTGACAATTGAAAATAAAATTAACAACATGCCATTACAAAATAATGGATTTGTTATTGTAAATGGTGGATCTGGATATACAGGAAATGCTGCTATCACTATCACACCAGGTGTTGGAGGTGGTTCGGGTGCCGCAGCAATGGGATATGTTGTGGGTGGTGTTGTCACACGTATTGATTTGACGACCAATGGAGGACTAGGTTATGTTACTTCACCAACAATTGCGGCAAATGCTCCAACTAGTGGTACAACTGCAATAATTACCTATAATGGTGAAGATAAAGCAGTTGGTGGTAATGGTAACATACGTTATCTTACTAAGAAAGTTCAACTTGCTTCCGGATTTGAATGTGGTGATTTACGTGTTTACATGGACGCATACCGACCAGCAAGTGCTGGAATTTTGGTGTACAATAAAGTCTTATCTCCATCCGATTCAAGTGCTTTTGAAACTAATAACTGGCAGTTGATGACAGAAATGGCAGATACTTTGAATTTTGCTTCAGCAAATGAAGATGATTATTCTGAATTAACCTTTGCACCCGGAGCATTTAGAACAGGCATTCCTGATAATAAGATTTCATATCTTGGATCAAATGGTGAAGGACCATATAATGTCTTTAACTTGTTTGCAGTTAAGATAGTTTTGTTTGGTTCAAATACATATGACGTTCCAAAGATATCAAATTTGCGTATTATTGCATTACCTGCTTCATCAGCGACACCAATAACTTCTCTTACTGTATAATAAAATAAGGTAAATTATGTACGTACAGATAGAATCTAATCCTAATTTAGTTAGAGATATTGATAATAGAGCACTGTTAAATACTAACCGTGAAGAGTTAATTGCTTATTATACTGAAAGAGATTTGAAACTTAAAGAACTTCAAGAAAAGCAAACCATGCAAGAAAAAGTAGTCAATCTAGAAAAAGATATAACAGAAATAAAAGATTTGTTAAAACAAATCGTACAAATGAGAACCCAAGATGGCAATTAATAACTTATCTACTGCTAATACGTTTCAAGAATGGTTAACAACAACATCAACGTTAGTTAATCTTTCTAATTTACTTACCGATAATATAGGCGGCGGTGGTGCTGGATTTATTGCTAATACATCTTTGTTTATTGAAGGTGGTGATGCATCTTTAAATGTACGAACTCGGGCAAATATTAATACGCTGCGAGCTAACACTGCTAACCTTGCTAACATTTCTTTAATTTCGGGTAGTGTTGTAGGTAACGGTAATTTAACATTTAGTGGTGCTACAATCAGTAATTTGACATTTGGTAATGTTGTAGTTACTGGAAATGTCAATACGTTAAATGTGACAAATACATTAGCCGTTGGTGGTGATACATTTATTTCAGGTAATCTAATTGTATCTGGGAACGTAACATTAGACACGTTTGGTTTTGATGATGTGAATGTTGCTGGTAGTGTACTTATTGCTAACACCCTAAATGTTACTCAAGGTACAACACTTACTGGCAATCTTATTGTTGTATCCAATGTTTCAATTAGTAATAACCTTATCGTTACTCGAAACACTTCAATTAGTGGTAATCTTGCTGTTACTCAAAATACCACTCTTGCTAATGTAACTGTAACCGCTAACATTTTAACTGTTAACGTTACTAATACTCTGAATGTCGGTAGTAGTATTGTAGCACCATTAGCCAATATTGCTAACATTGGATTACTCAACAGTAATCTTTCTGTGCCTAGTACCATAACAACTAACAATTTAATTATACTTAGCAATATTCTTCGTGCTAATATCTCCACAACACTAAACGTTGCTAATAGTATTGTAGCTCAGTCAGCTAACATCGCAAATGTTGCTATAATTAATAGTGATATTTTTGTACCTGATCTTATAACAACTAATAATATAACTGTAAACAGTAACATTACAACTGTCAACGTTACTAATACACTAAACGTTGGTAGTAGTATTGTAGCACCATTAGCTAATATTGCTAACATTGGATTACTCAACAGTAATCTTTCTGTACCTGGTATTTTAACCACTAATAATTTAACTATACTTAGTAATATTGTTCGTGCTAATATCTCCACAACACTAAATGTGGCTAACAGCATCGTAGCACAATCAGCTAACATTGCAAACATTGGACTCCTTAATAATAACCTTACGGTACCTGGTAATGTAACTGTAAGTGGTAATGTAACTGTAAGTGGTAATGTAACTATAAGTGGTAACATTCTTCGTGCTAATATTTCCACCACATTAAATGTGGCTAACAGTATTGTAGCTCAGTCTGCCAATATTGCTAACGTTGCTATAATTAATAGTGATATTTTTGTACCTGATCTCATAACAACCAATAATATAACTGTAACTAGTAACATTCTTCGTGCTAATATTTCCACCACATTAAATGTGGCTAACAGCATCGTAGCACAATCAGCTAACATTGCTAACGTTGCTATAATTAATAATGATATTTTTGTACCTGATCTCATAACAACCAATAATATAACTGTAACTAGTAACATTCTTCGTGCTAATATTTCTACTACACTGAATGTTGCTAATAGCATTGTAGCTCAGTCTGCCAATATTGCTAACGTTGCATTTCTTAATAGTAATGTGATAGTTCCAGGAACCGTAAATACTAGTAGTGTAAATACTAGTAGTTTGGTTGTAAGAGGCAATATTGCCGTAGTGAATGTCACAAGTAATGCATTCATTGGTGGTGATACATTCATCTACGGTAACCTGACGATTGCAGGCAATACTACGTTATCTGTCGGTGGGTTTGAGGACTTGAATGTTGGAGGCAGAATCAACGTTGGCACCAATTTAGATGTTTCTGGAAATGCTAATGTTGTAAGTAATATTTCTGCTGGTAACGTTAATGTAACAGGAAAAATTACTGGTGTGACACAGATTACGGGTGCAGCAAATAATGCAATTTATACCACAATTTCGGCGGCTATTGACTCCTCAATTGCCTTTGCGATTGCACTTGGTTGATATAAATAGATAAATAAAGAAAAACAGAGGATTCAATGGCTAATACTTTTAAGAATTTCACTTTAAAGTCAGTAGGAACTACATCAACAAATGTCTATGCTGCTGCAGCGGGTGTTCAAGCTACCGTTATTGGTATGTCAATAGCGAACATGATTACTACTCCTATTACCGCTAGTGTTATTTTGAGTGGTGGATCAATTACGAGTAACGTATTCATGATTAAAGATGCGACAATCGCACCCGGTGGTGCATTGGTGCCTATTGGTGGTGATCAGAAATTTGTTTTGGAAGCAGGAGATTACTTACAGGTAAATACTTCAGTTGCTTCCTCAGGTGATGTCATTTTATCGGTTCTGGAGATAAGTTAATGGCCTACCTAGGTAATCCACCAGAGATTAATAACTATACACTGTTGGCTCAAAAGTTTAGTGGTACAGGTGCCTGCACTCAATTTACCTTGAGTAGAAATATTAGTGATGCTAATACTCTGGCTGTTGTAGTTAATGGTGTCTTGCAAACTCCAGGCGATTCTTATTCGGCCACAAATGGCATTCTAACTTTTACTGAACCACCTAGTCTAAGTGAAAATAATATTACAATTACTTATTTGGCAACAAGTGTTATAACATATAGTCTAGTATCTGCAAGTCAATTGTTGGCCGGTTCTGTAACTACTACTGCACTTGCTGCTGGTTCAGTGACAGATGATAAATTAGCCAGTACAGCAACTTTTGATGATGTATTTCTATTCGGTGGAATGTAAACAAAGGAAAATAAAAAAATGGCAAGAACATATAGAATACTTGGGCAATCTAATCCAAATGCAAATGTACTGACAACGTTATACACCGTTCCAGCAAGTAACTCTGCAATCATATCTTCATTGGTAATTGCAAATTTAAATGAAACAGATGGCACAGGAAATTCATTTACTTTATCCGTTAATACTGCTGGTGTTGGAGTTTCTAACTCAAGTTACATTGCTTATCGTGTTAATTGTCCAGTTAAAGATACTGTTAAATTGACTTTAGGTATAACTCTAAACGCTGGATCAGTTCTTTCAGCAAACGCTAATTCCGGTAATTTTGCATTTACTGCTTTTGGTACTGAAATTTATTAATATTTTTATTTTAAAGGTGATTGAATGAATAACAAAGAAATTGAATATGCACATTTTCTAATTGGCAACAACAACAAATTAGTTTGTGGTATTGACACAGCAATTAAAGCATTACGCCCAACAGCACGTTACGATATGTCAGCATCAGGTGGACATTTTGAGTTCACACGTTGGGAAGATGATGCTAAAACAGAAGCACCAACAAAAGCAGAAATTATGGCAGAGTTGGAATATCAGAATAAGTTTATTGAACACAATCAATATTTTTTAGATCGTGCAGCAAACTATCCTGATATTACAGTTCTTGTAAACTCACTTTGGGAAGCAATGGACAATAGTGAGATACCAGGTAAAGGAACAAAGTTTTATAACATGATTAAAGAAGTGAATGATGAGTTTCCTAAACCCGAAGGTGATGCACCAGTAAGACCAGAATAAACAAGGAAATAAATGGCATATATTGGAAATCAAGTTACATCAGTACCATTCGTTACAGATGTTTTTAGTGGTGATGGACTGACGAGTTCGTTTGGACCAATGATTCGTATTCCTGCAACCGCTGCATCTATTTTGGTGCATATTGCAGGAATATATCAACGTCCAACTATTGATTATACTGTAACATCTGATACACTTATACTCACTTCTATTCCAGCATCTGGTACAAATAATATTGTGGTTCATCACATAGGCATCGGATTCATGGCAACACAAGTACCAGGAGATGGTACAGTAACACCATCAAAATTTTCTAGTTCTACAAACACATCGATCACAGGAAAATCAGTAGCAATGTCTATTGTATTCGGAGGATAATAAATGGCTGCGCCAAACATCGTAAGTGTAACAAATATTTTAGGTAAAAGTAATGTCGCTAACATTACAAGTGTTTCTTCGTCAGTCATTGTTAATGCTGTCAATTCGGGTAAAGTGTTTAAGATTAACACGATGCTCGTATCAAATGTTGACGGAACAAGTGCTGGTAACGTTTCAGTAGAACTGTTTAAATTTGGCGCACAAAACACGAGCACTGGTACTGGCAATGCAACTTATGCTATTGCTAATACTATGACTGTACCTGCTAAATCAACATTAGATATTCTTTCCAAATCACTTTACTTAGAAGAGGGTGACCAAATCAAAGTTAAAGCTGATGCAAACAATCGTCTACACTTCATTTCATCGTTTGAAGAGATAAGTTAATGCCATTAGGATTGAATGGTAGTATCATTGGACTTGTTAATTCCGCCAAACAGTTAGGCGCAGGTGACACAGTTGGTATATGGTCAATGAGCGAACATTTTGCAAATAGATTGAATGCTTTATATGGTCCTATTCCTAACGTAACATTTACGAGCACTTCATCATGGACTGTTCCTGAAGGAATTACTGCTGTAGATTATTTTATTGTTGCAGGTGGTGGTGGAGGATCCGCAGGTGGTGGTGGAGCTGGCGGTGTGCGGCAAGGTACAAGTCTTTCAGTTACACCAGGCGGCACTCTTAATATAGTAATAGGTGCAGGCGGCGCACTGGGTTCATCAAACGGTTCAAACTCTGGCATATATTCATCTTATCCGTTTCCCGCATTGTGGGGTACAGGTGGTGGTAGAGGTGGTGTAAATGGTCCTAATAATACCGGCACCAACATTGGATATTCTGGCGGTTCTGGTGGTGGCGGTTCTTGTGATGGATTTCCAAGTAATCCGAAAGGTGCGGGACTAGGTAATTTAGGAAATTATACTCCTTCGGAAGGAAGTAATGGCGGAACGGGTACGGGATTCTGGTCTGGTGCTAGTGGCGGTGGCGGCGGCGGTGGCGGCGGTGGCATTGGAATTGGTGGATTATCTTTTTCACCTGGTAACGGACCAGGTGGTCCTCCAGCAGCAGCACCTTATGGTGGTAATGGCGGCGTTGGAATTTTCTCTACGATATCAGGTGCAAATGTTGGTTATGCTGGAGGTGGTGGAGGTGTTGGTTATTCTTCTACTGTTGCTACTGTTTTTGGATATGGAGCAAATACTACTGGTGGTGCAAACGGTGCATTTGCTGGACCATTTACTCCTTCTGTGGTTGGTGCAAATGCCGCTTCCAACTTCGGTGGCGGAGGTGGTGGTGGCACTGTAGCTCCAACCACTCTTTATGGTTCGGGTGGTTCAGGTATTGTGATCATTAAACTTTACGGTATACAATAAATGGCTAGAAGATTTAACGGTGGTTTAATTGGTGCCCTCAACGCTGCTAAGTTTAGTGGTGTTACTACAGGTATATGGACATCAAATGAAGTTGGTCTGAGTAAACTTGCTGGGTTATGGCCGGATAGTATTTTTTCTGTGGTGCAATCATTCACAACATCTCAATTAGTAACAATTCCTGCTGGTGTTAATGAAGTAGATTATCTTATTGTTGGTGGTGGCGGTGGTGGTGGTGGTTATAGAGGTGGTGGAGGTGGCGCTGGAGGAGTTCTTCAAGGAACAAATTTACAGGTAACACCGGGAACAACATATACGATTGCAATTGGATCAGGTGGTGCTGGAGGTACAAGTGGAGGTGCTCCAGACGGTGCCACTGGTACTAATGGCACTAATACTGTAATTTTTACTGGCGCAACGTATCTCACTGCAAATGCGCTTGGCGGTGGTGGCGGTGCGGGTGGATCAAAAAATGGTAATGCTGGCGGTTCTGGTGGAGGTGCTGGCGGTGGTGGTGGTGGACTTACAACAGACTTTCTTGCAGGTGCAGGAACACCAGGAATGGGAAATTCTGGTGGAGATAATGCTAGTCCTGGTGCATTAGCAACATCTGCAAGAGCCGCAGGCGGCGGTGGTGCTGGTGGTGTCGGACAATCAATTACAACACAACCAGCAACTTCAAGTGCTCCTGAAGGTTATGGAGGCATAGGAATAATTTCTTCACTTTCTGGAACACCAACTTACTATGCTGGTGGTGGAGGAGGCGGTGGTCCAGCAAATTATGCTGCGCTTGGTGGTACTGGAGGTGGAGGTAATGGTGCGTTCAGTCCGACAACTCCTGCTGTTGCAGGAACAAGTGGATTAGGTGGTGGTGGAGGTGGCGGGAATGGTGTAAATCCATATCCCCTTGGTGATCCTGCTTCGTTTAGGAATGGTGCCGCTGGCGGTTCAGGTATTGTTATTATTAAATACAACGAAGTGCCATCACAAGGTGCTGTAATAATATTTAGAAGCACGGGTTCAATTACAATTCCTGATGGCACCACAACAGTTGATTATCTTGTTGTTGGTGGTGGAGGTGGTGGTGGTGCTGACAGCGGAGGTGGTGGTGGTGCCGGTGGTTATAGATCAGGAACAGGTTTTAGTGTAACACCAGGTCAATTATACACAGTTACAGTTGGTGGTGGTGGTGCTGGTTCCGTTGCAACAGTACCATCATCTCCAGCGGGTTCAAATGGGGAAAACTCAATATTCAGTACCATCACATCTGCTGGTGGTGGCGGTGGAGGTTCTCCTGTTTCTGCCGGTAATGCTGGCGGTTCTGGTGGTGGAGCTTTCGGAGGACCTAATTCTGTGTTTAGAGTTGGAGGACAAGGAAATTGGTGGTCAAGTAATAACACAATATCCACAATATCTCCACCAATGGGATACGGTGGAGGTGCGGGGTTTTTTGCTCCAGGAACACCCTCAAAGCAGTCTGCTGGTGGCGGTGGTGGTGCCAGTGCAAACGGTACGGCCGGCACATCAACAGCAGCAGGTAATGGTGGTATAGGAATATATTCTACTCTGTCGGGTGCTAATGTTGCTTATGCTGGTGGAGGTGGAGGTGCAGGTTGGAGTCCCGCATCAGTTGAAAAAGGATACGGTGCAACTGCTTATGGTGGAGCAAATGGTTCGTTTAACTCTGGCGTAGTAGGCGACAATGCACCAAGTAATCAAGGTGCTGGCGGCGGTGGTGGTTCTATTGTTCCCGGCGTCGGTGGTGGAGGAGGTGGTGCCGGTGGCTCAGGAATTGTCATACTTAAATTGACATAAATAACTAAATATATTAAATAGGAGAGTATTGAATGGCACATTTTGCACAACTTGATGAAAATAACGTTGTTACTCAAGTGATTGTTGTAGGTAACAATGAACTACTTGACGCAAATGGTCGAGAACGTGAAGAACTTGGTGTAGCGTTTTGCCAACGACTGTTTGGTGGTAACTGGAAACAAACATCATACAATCATAATATGCGTGTTCGCTACGCCGGTATTGGTTATTCGTACAATGCTGATATTGATGCATTTGTTCCACCAAAACCATTTGCTTCATGGGTATTAAATAACACTACTGCTAATTGGGAAGCTCCTATTCCAATGCCTGTGGTTGAAGGTAAAATGTATTACTGGGATGAAGCAACAACATCTTGGGTAGAAAATGGAACTGCACCTGCGTAAGTTATTTTCATTCAAAAAACCCTGCTTCGGCAGGGTTTTTTATTTGCGGTATAAGATTGACTAAATACAGCATTAAAAGGAGAAAATCTTGGCTGCTTATGTAGAACTTACAATAGAACAAGGTGCGAATTTAGTTTCAACTGTTTCTGTCAATGACAATCAAGGTGATGCTGTAAATTTAACCACTTACTCCGCATCTTCTCAGTTACGCAAGTCTTATTATTCCTCATCTGCAAATACTATGTTGGCTACCATTACTGGTAATGCCAATGGTGAGATTACTCTTTCAATGACCGCAGCAAATACTGCTAATCTTACTCCAGGTCGGTATGTCTATGATTTGACTATTCGTAATTCCGTAGACAATTCTGTTACCCGTGTAGTAGAAGGCACGGCAGTTGTATTACCATCAGTTACGAGGTAAGAAATGGCAGATATCGGTAAGGTTGTAATATCGCAACCCAACAGAACAACAATAACATCACCCAATTATCGTCCTAAACCTAATGTATCATTTGCTGAAATTAATGATGTATCGACGGAAGGTTTAGAAGATGGTTATACAATCATCTTTAGTGCTTCAAATAATAGATATGAAACTAAACCTATAGCGAACTTAACAGCATCGGTTACAAATATAGTTGGTGGATTTTTCTAAGAATTATAAATGGCTAATACACTCATTCAAATAAAACGTTCGTTAGTAACTGATGTGCCAGTCACATTAAATATTGCTGAACCTGCATATTCCTACTCAAGTAATACACTGTATATTGGTGCGCCAGATAGTATTGGTTCTATTGTAATTGGTGGTT